ATTTGGCGATTTGGTCTTCCGGCAGGTCATTGACGTTGACTGAGACCGGGACGAGGCACGTTTCCCGGAGCGCGATGAGTTCTTTTTCATTGGGGTCCTTTCCAAACCAGAGTTCACCGAAAACGCAGCGGTCCCCGCCGACCGCGCCATAGGCGGCGTCCAGAAAACCAATCTTGGTATGCTTTTCGGATTTCCAAATCGGGTCTTCCATCGCCTCGAACTTCAGGCACATGGCCCGGGTGATGACGCGGCGCAGTCCTTGGCCGCGGGGCATGCGGCCCTCGTCCATCATCGTGTATTGGAGCGAGTCCTCCCCGTAGAATTGAATATCTGCCGCAATGGCTTTGCGGGTAATCAGGAACGGATAAGGCGGCTCAACGTCCAGGGGAACATCCATGTTCGGGCAATCCGAGCCCGGAAGCTGCAAGCAGATGCCCTGGTCGAAGCGGGTTCGCCAGGTCTTTGTTTTGGGCTGTTGGTCGATGCCGCCGTCCCACCCGCCTATCTCGGCGTGGGGCTCACAGAGCAGCCCGAGGGCGTCCGTCGTATCCTTCGGGTTGCCCAGGCCCAGGCATTTGAAATCCGGGTTCTTGTTGAGGTTGGCAATGGCATCGATGAACACCCGTGGCATCAAATGCATTTCGTCGGCAATCATGCGGACGCGCTTGTTTTTGATACCGGCAAAACTCCCCAGGCCCTGATACTCACCACCCTTTTTGCAGGGGACACCGCAGATGCCGTTTCGGAAATCCCGACCCTCTGAGAAGAGGCTGCGCTGGTCGGTGACGATGCGTTGGCGGGATTCAATCAGTTCGCCCGGAATCCAGTCGTAACGTTCCTTGGCCGCTTTGTGCAGCCGTTTGATTTCGCCCCACACGCGCATTTCCAACATTTCCCGTTCGGTCGAGGAGACCAGCACGGTGGTGCATTCACTATACACGTAATAATCAACCAGGGCGTGGATGGCCGCTGAGTGCGTTTTGCCGGAGGACGCTGGGCCCATCTCGCCAATGATGCGATTGCCCAGGTAACACTCCAGTTGGAGCGTGTTCCACTTGTGCCATTGGTGGTCCGGCCAAAGCATGGTGATAAGCTGCCGGTAATGGAACGGGAGCCCCATCCCGCACTGTTGGCCGGTGGTCTTATTTGTCCAGACCCCACCGTATTGGATGGCGGCAATTTCGATGGCAATCGGCAGCATGAGCGGCTCCCACCTGGAACCGTATTTCTCCTGCAAAGGGGGTTGCTTCATCGGTGCCATAGCGCGTTCCTCTATATGTTGGGGCCTGTTCTATGGTTGACGCTACAGGTGGGAGTGTCCAACTTCAACCCCATGGCCAACGGAAACGGTGGTGGTGGGCGCATCGCGGACGGTCAATTAGATTGGAGTGGGGGAATTGACTCAGGCCGCGTGCCGACGATTGCCTCCGAATCCTTCCCGACGGGGCTCAAGCGAAACCAGTTGTTTTGGATGACCAACGGCACAGTCCGTGGGGCGGGGATTCGCCAGCGCACCGGCTGGAAGCCCATCGTGCAGGGAGCAGACTGGGAAGGCTTCTACCAGGGCGCCTACATGTATGAACCGCCTTTCGCGCTGCCCTACATTGTTGCGGCCATCGGCGGAGAGATTTGGAAAATCGACACGGAGACCGGCGCGTTCACTAATCTCACCGCTGCTTTCCCCGGGACTGCGATGCCGCCCCTCCTGGAACATTACTTTTTCGTCCAGGGCGAGCAGTTCTTAATCATCCAGGCCGGGGACTTGGTCACGCTGCCGCTCTTCTGGGATGGAGCCACGCTCCGGCGCTCCGTTGGCTTCCTGGGGGTTGGCAATCCCGGCAACGAGATTCCAGCCGCCGGGCCGATGGATTATTACATGGGCCGCATCTGGTATGCCTACGGGCGCCAGTATGCCGGTGGGGACATTGTGGGCAGCCACGCCTCTGGCACCGCGCCCTACAACTACACGGACAGCATCCTCAAGAACACCGAGAATCCGGTCTCCCTTTCCGGCGATGCGTTCATTGTTCCGACCAATGCCGGGAACATCCGTTGCTTGCGTCACTCGGCCAACTTGGATACCGCGCTGGGTCAAGGCCAGCTATACGTGTTCACCCGCCGCTCCATCTATGCGACCAGTGTGCCGCCCACGCGTGCAGATTGGGCCACACTGAAGGAACCACTCCAAAGGGTGGCGCAAATTGATTTCGGCTCCGTGGGCGACCGTTGCGTTGTGCCGGTCAACGGCGACTTGTTCTATCAATCCATGGACGGTGTGCGTTCACTCACTTTGGCCATCCGTTACTTCCAACAGTGGGGCAACCTGCCCATCTCCATGCCCGAAGAGCGCGCCATCCGTTTCAATCGGCGGGACCTGTTGCGCTTTGCCTCCGGCATCAACTTCGATAACCGGATGCTGCAAACCGTCATCCCATTTCAGACCGCAGTGGGCTGCGCGCACGCCGGGGTGATGCCGCTGGATTTCGACATCCTGGGCAGTTTCGATAACAAGGCACCTCCGGCCTGGGAGGGGATGTATGAGGGGCTGGATTTCCTCCAGCTCCTGGAAGGCGATTTCGGCGGCCTCCAGCGGGGCTTCTCGTTTATCGTAAGTAAGACAACCGGGACGATTGACCTATGGGAACTGACCACCCAGGACCGGTGGGATAGTCAGGTGGACAATGACGGCAACCGGGTGACGTGGTTCATTGAAACTCCGGCTTACACCTGGGGCGACCCCTTCCTGCTCAAACGTCTCGATGGGCTCGAACTCTGGTTCGATAAAATGTTGGGGACGGTGAATTTCCTGGTCGAATATCGCCCGGACGGTTCACCCTGTTACATCCCCTGGCACGCCTGGAAACAGTGCGTGGCCAAGGATTGCAAGGAGGACCCAGAGACACCGAGCTGCCCCGATTACCCGACGCAGCCTTACTGCGAGGGGTTCAAAGCCACGGTGCAACTACCCGCTCCGCCGGTGCAGTGCGAACTCAACAACGCCCGGCCCACCATCGACGGTTACCAGTTCCAGCTCCGCATCACCATGAAGGGCTGGTGCAGGTTGCGCGGGCTGCGCGTGTTTGCTCAACCCCGGGCGGTGGAGGCCTACAAGAACATCGTTTGTTGATGCCATGAATATTCCCTGCTCAACAGTCAACAAGGCGTGCCTGCCGTGCAACGATGACCCGATTGCCAATCTCTCGGCGGAGGCTCCCGATGTGGATGTGTTCACCGGTTTCCACGATTACTTCGGTAAACCGCCGGTAGGGACGCTCTACGCGCAAATCGGCTGCAAGCGCATCTGTTACTCTGAAGTCTCCCAGGAGGAAGCTGACGAGTGCGCGCTGCTCCAGGCCCAGGAATGCACCTGGCCCACCTGGCAGCCACCCCTGGTCCCGCCGCGTCCGCCGGACGCAGACGGCAATAGCGCCCCCGAACAGCTTCCTCCGCCCAATCCGCGCAACGCGCTGCCGACCTTCCGCAACACCGAACAGTGTTGCACCGCCGATTGTCCCGATGGCCAGCCGTTCTTGAAATGTCAGGCTGGCGGCACCGTGGGCGATTTAACTCAGGCACTGGCCAACGCCAAAGCTCTAAGTCTGGCCTGCAAGAAAGCCAATCGGGAAAAGCTCTGCTTCGTGAGCACGCCGCCCGGTGGTTGCGTGAGCCAGGGTTACAGTTCCCAACTTCTGGTGGCGGGTGGAACTCCGTTCGGCTTTGAGCACGACGGAGGTTACATCTGGGTGTTGGTGGGCTCTCTGCCTCCGGGCCTGGACTTCGACGGCGCCAACGGAATCATTTCAGGCACTCCAACCCTGGCGGGCTCGTATCTCTTCGAGGTGGACGTGTTCGACGCCGCCGGGAACTTCGGCAATCACGTCTTTACTATGTGCGTTGGTGAAATCACCACCACTGCGCTGGGTAACGCAACAGTGGGCGCCTCCTATTCGCAGGGCCTAACCTTTGCGCCCACCGATGTGACAGGCACGTCCTGGACTGTCACAAGTGGAGACTTGCCAGCAGGCTTGTCCCTTTCCACCGGCGGAATCATTTCCGGGACGCCCACCGAAGCGGGCACTGCTCTCTTTACGGTGCAGGCTGCTGGCACCTGTTTCGGGGCGTCCATCAGTTGCCTGCGCTCGTTCAGCCTTGAGGTTATCTCCTGCACGATTGGTTGCGTGAACCAGCTCACCATTCCAGTTGCAGCGAATGACGAATGGCCGCATTGCTCCGCCTACGCCAGTAACGTGGAGCTGATTTTCGGTGGAGCCGGAGACGGTATCACCGCCGGGGTGATTCACGTCATCAACCCGATACTGCTCTCAATCGTCAACATCATCATCCTGCCCGCAGCCAATTCAGTGCAGGCGATGCTCTACCATCCTTTCACGGAGCGGTTGATTGCTGCCGCGGTCGGCATTGCTCCGGGCACGATTGACTTACTGGTGGTCAATCCCACGACGCTCTTGTTGGAGAACGCCGTGGCCGTGGCTGGAAACACTCCACATATGGCCTTGGACACCCAGCACAACCGGGTTTACCTGGGAACCAATTCTGTGCCGTGCGCGCTCTACTCCTTCGATGTGGTGACCCAGGCGGCCACGC